CGACTTCGCCGGTTATGTTGAATCACCGCATTCAGAGCCTCGGCACGAAGGTTTCCGGCGCTGTCTGGACGCTCTCCGCGACACTGACCCTGAGCTAGATAACGATTTTATAACGGCGGGGGTGGTTCGATGCCTCTAGCCATTCGTGGCGGCGCGTATGCCAGTGCGGGTGTCACCGGTGGTGGTGTGTCGGCGAAGCAGCTCTCGCTCAATACCATCGATTCCACAAACTATCCGTATACAGCTGCGATTGTCAGTGGCGGCTTGGTGGTTCGCGGCGCTGGGCCGATTGTGGTTACCGCTCGCGCGACGATGAGTTCGGGCACGATCACCGCGCAGTTGCGCATCGGCGGCACCACGGTAGCCACTGGCAATACCGCACTTCAGTCGAATATCACCTATATCTACAACGCCCACGACGGCGATCAATTGCAGCTATGGGAGACAGACAGCGGATCGGGTGTTTCTCCGACCTCCGGCGGTATATCGAATGTCTACATCCATTACGACGTGCTGACCGATCTTAGTCCTATCAACGGCTCCGTCATGCGTGCCGCACTATTCTAAATCCGAGAGGTTCCCTTTATGGCTGCCCCATGCTTTATTGCGTGGAACGGCGCGACCAACGCACTGACTGCGCCACTGGCCGCTGTTTCCGTTTCGTCGAGCACTACGAAGACGCTATTGCAGATCGTGCCCGCGTCGAACCAGAAGATCCGCATCATCGAGTGGGGCTACAGTTTCACCGCCGCGCCGACCAACAACGTACAGATGGAATTGGTGGAAACAGGCTCGGTCGCTGCTACCGTGACCGCGCTGGGTTCTTCGAGTGTGGTCGCCTACAACGACGCTACCGGCGGCACGACCGGCGTTCAGTTGTCGTCCTCGGCGAGTGGTTACACCGCTACGGCTGAAGGCACTATTACCTCGACGCGCCTGCTCGATTACCAGTACGAAAACGGATTGTATTTCAAGAAGCAATTCCCGCTGGGTCGCGAGCCGGAGATCGGTACGGGCAAGGTTCTGCGCATTCGTGCCACCACCGGTGCCAGCTCGGCCAGCATTTCGGCGTACGTGGTCTGGGAGGAATAAGCAGAGCCCGTCCGGGAGGTAATCAATGGCCCGGATAGGTCGCTCCCGTCCCGTATCGAACTACAGACCGCTTCACGCCCTCCTAGCCGGTCCCCCGCCCGACGCTGATACCGGCGCAGGTGTCGATTCCGCCAGTGTCGTCGCTGTCCTTACCGACGTTGATACCGGCGCGGGCGTAGATACCGGCCAGATCAACCAGTCGGGCACTGACACTGGGACGGGCGTAGATACCGCCACGGTCATCCAGGCAGGCTCTGATACGGCCTCCGGTGTAGCCGACGCTGGCTCGGTTGGCGTCACTGTGACGGATTCCGAGCAGCTGACCACCGAAGATTCGGCGACCTCGCCGTCCGGTTCCGACACCGGTTCCTTCGCGGAATCAGCTGGACTGCTGTTCGTCATCGAAGGCTCGGACACCGCAACCGGCGCGGATTCTGCCAGCGTTTCGCAGCACATCACCGGCGCTGATACCGCCACGGGAACCGACACCGCGACCGTGTTGGTGCAATCCGCCGATACTGCCGTCGCGAAGGACAACGCACCCTTCCTGATCATCAACGGCCGGATCATCGGTCCGAGGGTGTGCCTGGTCGCGGCGGATGTTCGGAAATTCAAGGTCCCGGCCGAGGTTCGGATTTGCAAGCCCCGGCAGGTGAGCAGGGTGTATCAAGTGAGGCCGGAATGAAAGACGACGCTGAATACGCCGAGCAGAAATCCCTCACCGAAGAGGTCGAATCCGGCGACACGCGCCGCAGTTTGATTGCTCTGCGAGATTACGTCGCGCACGAACTCGAAGGCAATCGGTGCCAGAAATGCGCGATGAGTCAGCTTCGCACAGGTGATACCGCCGCGTTGGTGTTGCGCCTCCAGAAGATTATCGAAGATATTGCCGCCCTGCCGCCCGATCAGGACGAAGAAGCCGAAGCGAACAAGGGGGTAGTCAATCTTGCCTCCATACGCAAGCGCAGAGATCCTGATCGGGGACCAGCACCCAAGGTTTCTGACGATTCCGGACTCGGCACGAAGGCTGCCAAACGAGTACAAGGCGGTAGACAGCCGCGCTTCCGAGGCGATTGATCTCGCGCGTCACGCCGGTCTGGAATTGGACCCGTGGCAGTGCCTGGTTTTGGAACACATGCTCGCGATCCGCGACGAAGAATATTGGGACGAAATCAACGGCCGGTGGGAGAACCAATGGGCCGCTGCTGAATTCGGCTGCGTGGTAGCCCGCCAAAACGGGAAAGGAAGTATACTCGAAGCCCGCGAACTGGCTGGTCTGTTTCTCTTCGGCGAGAAGGAAATAATCCATTCCGCGCACCTTTTCGACACTTCGCAGAAGCATTTCGAGCGCGTTCGCCGCCTGATCGAAGACACCCCCGACCTGCGGAGTGAAGTCCTTCAGATCAAAGCCGGGCACGGCCAGGAAGGCATCTACCTACGGTCAGGCCAGAAACTGATCTTCAAAGCGCGGTCCAATCATGCCGGTCGTGGTTTCTCGGCTCCGCTGGTTGTGTATGACGAGGCGATGGCGAACTTGAATTCGTCGATCATTGAAGCGTCGATGCCGACGGTGTCCGCGCAGCCGAATCATCAGATTATTTACGCCGGGTCGGCCGGTACCGCTGAATCCGAGCACTTCGGTCGCGCCCGCAATCGGGCCATGAAGGTCATCAACGGCGAGAGTCGCGAAATCCGGTTCGGATGGGCTGAATGGTCCGCTGAGCTGTGCAGTTCGTATTGCCCGCCTGATTGCGACGAGCACGACAATCCCGACGACCCGAAGACGTGGGCGAAAGCCAACCCCGCGCTCGGTATCCGTATCTCCGAGGAGTACATCCGCGAGACCGAAAAGAAGGCCATGTCTCCGGCCGGTTTCGCGAAAGAGCGCTTGTCTGTAGGTGATTGGCCCACCGAGGACGGCGGCTGGCGTGTCATCCCGAAAGATACCTGGGAGGGTCGCCGCGACGAACTTTCGCAGTTGAAGGGCAAGTTCTGCCTCGCGATCGACTGCGCCCCTGATGCCACCTTCACGTGCATCACCGCTGTCGGTGCGAATGACGACTCGCAGATCCACGGCGAAATCACCGGTAGTGACGCGCTGTTCGATTACAGGCCCGGCATCAAGTGGGCGGTCGAGCGGATCACCGACATCTGGAAGGCCAACCGGCCCGAATTCGTGGTCATCAACCCCGCGACACCAGCCGGACGCCTGATCCCCGAACTCGAATCGCGCGGCATCAAGGTCGAGACCGTCACTTCGCGTGAATATGCGCAGGCGTGCGGCGATATCAAGGATGCGGTGGCCCCGAAGGCTCGTGAAGCCGCTGCATTCGTGCATATCGATCAGTCGCCATTGAATATCGCTGTCGCTAATGCCATCACCCGCCGCGTGCAGGAGTTGTGGGCGTGGGACAAAACCGAGGCGGCTGCCGATATTACGCCGTTGACGTGCATGACGCTCGCTTTCTACGGGTTCAAGAAATACATCTTCCGTAAGACTTCCGCGCCGTGGGTTTATCGCCGCTGAAAGGTTTGTTCGTGAAGCAAGTTCAGCCTCTGGTGGCGGTGATCATTTTCCTTATCGGGTATCTGATGGTCGCGACAGGCGGTTTCCTGCTGTTCGGCCCGATTCCATTGATTCCGCTCGGTGTCGTCTTGGCCGTTACGGGCATTTTGATCGACATAAAGGAGTGACGATTTGCCTAGTCTATGGTCACGCCTGACGCGTCGATCGAAGCGCGATATGGGGGCCGTCGCCGATCAGAACGCGCTCGCGGAGTATTTCACTTTCAACGGCGGCGCTTATCCGATCGGCAGTTACGGCGGCATCTATCCGTTCGTCACCTACGACAACAACGGGCCGCTGAAGCAGGAAACGATCCCGAACGATTTCGAAGGCTATGTCAACAACGCTTTCAAATCCAACGGTGTCGTTTACGCGGTCTGCATGGTCCGTCAGCATATCTTTTCCGAAGCGAGGTTCGCTCTCCAGCAGTTCAACGGCGAGCGCCCCGGGGATTTGATCCGTCGCGGAAACACCCTCAAGATCCTTGAAACGCCTTGGCCGAACGGGACTACCGGCGAATTGCTGGCCCGCGCGATCCAGGACGTCGATTTGTGCGGCAATCATTACGTCGTTCGCGAAGACGGCCCGCGTGGTCCGAGGTTGCGGCGGTTGCGCCCCGATTGGGTGACGATCGTCCTGACCAAAGATCCCAGCCAGGCGCTCAAGTCGGATATCCAGGGCTATATCTACAAGCCCGGCAATACCGAAGACAGCTCGAAGTGGGAGCTTTTCCCGATCGACGGCAGTAACGGCATTGTCGCGCATTGGTCGCCGACTCCGGACCCTTCTGCTCAGTATCGCGGCATGTCGTGGCTGACTCCGGTGATCAAAGAACTCATCGCCGATGAAGCGGTTTCGACGTACAAAGTCAACTACTTCAACAATTCCGCAACCCCGAATCTAGCGGTCAGTTTCGACCCGTCTGTGACTCGCGAGCAATTCATTGAGTTCATGGAAGTGATGAACGGGACGAAGCACGGTCTGGGTCATGCTGGTGAAACGTTGTACCTCGGTGGTGGCGCGCAAGTCGAACCTATCGGCGCGAAGATCCATGAAATCGACTTCTCGAAGCTGACTTCTATTACCGAGCTTCGGATCTGCGCAGCTGCTCGTGTCCCTCCGACTGTTGTCGGTCTCACCGAAGGTATGCGCGGCTCGGCGCTGAATCAAGGAAATTTCGACGCCGCGAAGGAAATGCTCGCGAATGCGACGATGCGTCCGTTGTGGCGGAGTTTGTGTGCCGCGTATTCGGTGCTGGTCGATGTTCCGCCTCGGATGCGGCTCTGGTACGACGACCGCGATATTCAGTTCCTGCGCGACGACCGGCAGAAGCTAGCGGAATTGCAGCACACCGAAGCCACCACGATCGCCCGGCTGGTTCAGGACGGTTTCACTCCGGAATCTTCCGTGGCTGCCGTTATTCAGCAGGATTGGCGCTTGCTCGAACACACCGGGCTCTACAGCGTGCAGCTTCTGCCTCCGACTATTTCTCACACTCTCGGTGGGCTTCCGCAAGCTGACGATCCCCTCGCAAAAGCGCCCGCACCGAAAACCGATCCCGGCCAGACGCAACAGCCGGGCGGTTATTCCTCTCAGTCGCATCCACCTCCTCCCCCATCTGATGACGGCGGCGACTAAGGCTGCGCAGTAAGGCATTTTATGAAGAAACATCAAATGATTTGCACTCGCAGCGTCGACTTTCTACCGATTACGGCCGATGACAACACCCAGAGCGACGGCCGCACTCTCGAGGGTTACGCTGCGGTCTGGAATTCCCCGACTGAAATCAATTCCTGGGAAGGCCGCTTCGTCGAGCAGATCGCTCCAGGCGCTTTCCGGAAAACGTTGGCGGAAC